GTGGAGCTGCGCCAGGCGATCGTGCGGCCGGAGGTGTTCGACCGCATCTGCGCCCTGCTGCCCGGGGTCGCGCCCTGGACGGATCCAGACCGCGCGGAGCCAGCAGGCAAGGTGTTCAGCATGGGCGATCTGAGCAGCCGGTGGCGCGGGTTCGTCGCTGGGGATCAGCGGGCCGTGCTGGGGCTGTTCGCCGTCGGTGACAGCCTGATCCGCACCAATCCGCTCTATGGTCGGGGCTGCTCCTTCGCCGCCGTGGAAGCGCAGACCCTGGCGGAGGTTTTGGCTGAGACGAAGGATCCAAGCGCGCGGGCGCGGCTCTATGATTTTCGCCTGCGTGAGACCCTGAGCTTTCACTACCAGACCATGCGCGACCAGGATCGCGGCGCCATCGCGCGCGCGGACCGGGTCAGAGCCGGTCGTGCGGAGACCTCGCTCAAGGCGCGGGTGACCAGGAGCTTCTTCGAGGACGGGGTGCGGATCGCCGTGCGCTCGGACATGGATCTGCTGCGCGCGGCCCTGCGCGATTTCCATATGATCGACGCGCCGGGCGCCTGGCTGAAACGGCCGGAGAATGTGGCCAAGGTCTTCAAATGGTGGGCGCGCGGCAAGCGGCGCAACGCCGACGCCTATCCGCCGCCGCTCGGGCCCGATCGCGAGGCCATGTTGGCGAGCCTGGGCGTGCTCGCGGGTTAGGCGGCGCTCAAGCTCGAAACACGATATCGTCGGAGCCGAATCAAGGGGCGCCGATGGATCCCGTACTGTCGCAGATCGCGTTTAATCTGGGCGCCGCCTGGCTGGCGGGCAGTCTGATCGGATTTGAGCGCAGCTTTCACGGCCGCGCGGCGGGGTTTCGCACCCACGCCCTGGTGGCGCTGGCCTCGGCGGCGGTGATGGTCATCGTCGTGCGGGGTGGGACGATCGGAGGCCTGTTCGCGAGCCGCGTCACGCACCTCGACCCCACGCCTCAGGTTGTCCAAGGGGTGATGACCGGGGTCGGCTTCCTGGGCGCGGGGGTGATCTTCAAGGAGGGGGTCAGCGTGCAAGGCCTGACCACCGCGGCCTGTATCTGGTGCACGGCGGCGATCGGGCTTTTGTTCGGGCTGGATCTGACCCTGTCGGGAATCATGGCCACGGCGGCCGTGCTCACCACCCTGATCGTATTTCGTTGGGTGGAGAAGCTGATGCCCGGCCACACCTACGCCCAGGCGGTGTTCCGCTTCGAGGCGGCGTTGGCGCCGACCGAGCCGGGCTTGCGGATCATGCTGGACGAGCATGAGGTCAACTTTATCGACGCCAGCTATCGGCGGACCAATGGCGGCGAGGTTTTGGAGTTCAGCGGCATGCTGATGACCAAACAGCGCGCGGCGCTGCCGGCGCTCGCCGCGCGACTGCGCGACATGCCGGGGCTGGTGGAATTCGATGTTTCCAGGCTGAGCAAATAGGCCACGGCCGCGCCGCTTAAGACGAATAAAGCCGCGCTCAAGCTCCGTGGGCGGTTGCTTTTGCCCTATCACGGCGCAACAGATTGCCGCCAATCGGCGCCGGCTGAGCAAGCCGCTCTGACCTTCGCCATCGGACCTGCTTAATGAAGACCTATCAGCTTGATCTGCGCCACGCCCCGTCCAAGAACCGGCTGAACGCCTTGGACAATAACCGCCTGCCGCCGCTGCGCGTGCGCCTGGCCGACGACACGGTGGCGGTCGCCTGGGCCAGGGATGAGGCCGATCAGTTCGCCAAGCGTAATCGCGGCGTCAATTTCCACTATATAGAGGCCGCCCTGACCGAATTGCTGCCAATCGGCGCGGCGGGCGATGATGACTATCGCCGGGTCGGTCGGTGGGTGAACAATCGCGAAGGGCTGAACTGGCGTCCAACGCCGCGCAAGGCCAAGGCCTAAGGCGCCTGACCTGGACGCAACCCGCCCCAGTGCGGGAGCGTTAACAGCGACAGAGCCGCCAAAGATCGGAACCCGCGATGAACGATCCGCTGTTGACCCTGACCGTTTTAGGCGTGGTGGTCGGCGCGGCGTTGATCGTATTGGCGCGCCTCATTCCCGACGAGTATGATCAACCGGCGCTGGTCAGGCGTTCGTCAAAACGTCGGCGCTAACCGCCAGCCGGTGACCGTCCGTCGCGCTCCAGCGCCTGGCGGATGTTGCGAACCCCGTGTTTGACCTCATCAAGTTCGCGGGCGCTGAGCTCCTTCATCGCATCGAAGCGGGCGTCGATCAGCCTTTGGCCGGCGGTCAGTTGATCGGCCAGACGGGCGAGCTCGGAGCCGCTGAGTTTCTGGCTGTCGATCAGCCGCTCGCCCAGGTGCTCTATGCCCCGGGTCAGGCCCTCGACGGAGATCTTCAAGGCCTCGAGCGCGGTGACGCGCTCCTGCAGGCCCGCGACGTCGCTTTCCAGGCCCTCGGTGCGGGCGCGGTGGGCGCCGTGCGACAGGGCCACCGCGCCCAGGGACAGGGTGAACAGGCCCATCGACGCCCCGCCGGTGATCCAATCAGTGTTTATCATGCTCACCTCCAAAACAACCACCACGGGCGAGGCTTCAGGCTGACCATGACCTGGGTCTGGCGGGTTTGGCAGGCGTCGGCCATGGCGACGAGGTCGGCGGCGCGGCCATTGGCCTGATCCAGGCGGGCGGTCTGGTCGTCGAGCGCGATCCACAGATCGCCGGCCAGGGCGTCAGCGGGCGGCAGGGGCGTCGCCGCCACCGGCTTGCGGTAGCTGGGCGGGATGATCGACGCGCAGTCCAGCGCAGGCGGGATCACTGGCATAGGCGTCGTAGCGGCACAGCCCGAGGCGGCCAGCGGCGTTAAGAGCAGGAGCCAGAGGCGCGGCGGCGCCGGATGCGGCTTGGATCGCATGTTGATTGTCCTGATGCAGGGTGATGTCGATGGCGGCGTGCTGGGCGCCCTGGTCGGCGACGCTGGCGGCGGCCTGGACGGCGGCGGCCTGGCCGGAGGCGACGGCGTTCTGGTCCGCCTCGACCTGGACCTTGACCTGGGCCTTGGCGAGATCGGCCTTGGCGTGCTGGAGCCGAATCGTCTGGGCCGCGGCGAACACCAACAGCGCCGCAAGCCCGGCGCCCGCGGCGAGCTTCAACCAATGGGCCGGGTTGACCAGCCAAGCGAGAATGAACGCTGGCATCGGATGTTCCTTCCATTCACGAGCAAGACGGGTGATGACCGCGCTCTAAATCCCAAAGACCGCCTTCAGCCGGTCCGTGATCGCCTGGCGGTCGGCCAGGCCATTGAGGCCGCCATTGATGCGGCGGGTGACGGCGGCGCAGTCGTCGGCGTCGGCCGGGGCGTCGCAGGCGCGCTCACGCCAGAAGGCGCAGGCGGCGCGCACGGCGACGCCCGGCTGGGCGGCGAGGCCGGGATTGTCCTCCAGCGGCTCGCCGATCAGGGCGCCGTAGCGGGCGTAGTTGGCGCGGCCGGTCAGCATGAAGATGCCTCGGCCGCGATAGAGATAGCCGTCGCCAGGACGGTCATTGCCCAACCGGCCGTCATACTGGGCGCAGTAGTCAGGGCCGCCCTGCTCCGCCAGGAAACGGAAGCCCTGGGTCTCGTGGCAAGCCTGGGCGGTCCAATGGATGAGGCGCAGATCGGTCGTGATCCCGGCGGCGGGAAAGGCGGCGACGATCGCCTCGCCCAGGGCCAGGCCGAGCTGTCCCAACGGCCGGCGCGCGGCGTGGGATAGCAGAGCGGCGTGGGTGGCGGGACCCAGCTGGCCGTCGAGCGCGCAGGGCTGGCCGGCGGCGTTCAGGGCCTGTTGCAGGGCGAGGATGGTCACGGCTCTTGCCTCGGCGGCTTGGGCTCGGTGAAGTTGGTGCCGGCGACGATACCGCCGACGGCCGCGGCGCAGAGCGGGACATAGGCGCCAAGCGAGCCCAGCAGGGAAAACCAGGTCTGGGGCTCGACCCGCCGCGCCCATAGGGCGGCGACGATCACGCCGGGAATCACCAGCAGCAGGTTGACGAACAGGATGGCGCCCAGCAGCCGGCCAATGGCGGGCGTGCGGTTGTCGGCGCCGCTGATCAGGCCGAGCCAGAAGGGCGCGCGTGGGGATGCGTCGGTCATGGGGAGGGCTTTCGGGGGTTCGAAAAGCCCTTCCCCCTCGATGGGGGAAGGGTTCTTTAGGTCAAATCAGCACGCCGCCTGGAACACCTGGGCGCGGCCGGAGGACGTGTCGGTGTAGAGGCCGCCGTTCACCGCGTGGGGGCTGGCGCAATAGGCGGCGTCGGAGGTGAAGTGGCCCTGGAGCTGCATCTTGGGCGAGACCAGGTTGCCGTACTGGTCGATGGTCAGGCCGGCGTTATAGCTTTGGGTGTCAGCCGCGCCGCCGGTGAGCGTGGCCCCGCTCCAGGCCGCGTGGGCGGCCGTGGTGGCGATCGGGATGGCGTTGGCCGCCACGCCCAGGGCCAGGGCGGTCACCGTGACCGCGTGGGCGCCGTTATTGCCGGCGCCGACCTGGAAGGATGGCGTTGTTCCATAGCCATAGTCCACGCCGATCACGCCGGAGCTGGCGGTGATCTGGTTGGTGAAGCTCACCGTCTGGGCCGCGCCCGAGAGCGTCCAGGCGGATCCGGAGCCTGCCGTGACCGTCGCGGTGGTGATCCCCGGCCCGGCGATGGTGTCGCCGATGTGGATGGCGCCATTGAGCAGTTGGGCGACGGTCAGGGTGTTTCCGCTAATCGTCCCGGCGATATAGGCGCTGTCGGCGGCGTTGATGGCGTTGGTGATATTGGCGAGCGTGGCCGCCTCGGTCGCGCCGATGTGGATCTCGTTGGGCGCGCCGGTCAGGGCCGCCTTCATCGTATAGACCACGGCGCCGACTTGGAGAGTCTCCCCATCGGCGTAGTTCTGGGTTGAGGTCAGGGTCGCCGCGGCATAGGCGCCGGTGGTGGTCTCGCCCTGAAAGGCCATGGTCCCGCCGGGCGCGATGAAGGACAGCGAGCCGGCGTAGGGGCTGGCGGGGCCAAAGGCGATCATGCCGGCCAGGGTGCCGTTCATCGTCGCGCCGAAATTGACCTGACCCGTGGCCGGGTCGGCGGCCCAGGCCGACGGCTGGCGCGTCACGCCATTGATGGTCAGGCCGTTGGAGGTGTCGAACGGGCCGTTGATCCAGCTCTGGCTGAAGCCGTTGAAGTCCTGGGGAAAGCCCTCGGTGTCGATGCGCACGTCATTGTGGTGGGCGTAGCTGGTGTTGGCCGTATCGCGCTGGCTGCGCTCATCGCAGATCAGCTTGTTGACGGTGGAGTAGGTCTGGCCGGCGTGGTCGATCAGGCTGACGATCAGGTCGATCTGGCTGTCGATCATACCCAGGCCGTGCAGGGCGCAGACCGTGGGCGGCAGGGCGTTGATCGCGCCTTGCCACTGGCAGCTGCCGACGATGCGGGTCAGGTCGACATTGTCCAGGCGCACGCAGTCGCCGGCGTCGTCCTGCACCTCCAGCCCGATGAACTGGTTCCCGGTCGCGCCCTCTTCATCCAGGCCGGCGGTGGCGCCGGTGATCTGGCGAAAGCCGGCGTACCAGATCTTGACCGCCGAGAACCGGTTGGCGGCGCAATTGTCGTGGCAATAAAGGCCGCCGCGCCCGCTCTCGCCCAGATCCAGGTCGGAGAAATTGGAATCGTAAGTGTCCAGGTTCATCCCATAACCGCCGCAGCGTTGGGTGCGGACATTATGGGTGGTGTTCGATCCGGCGCCGGTCTCGGTGAAGCAGTCGCCGGCAAAGCGGGCGATCACCAGGTCCTGGATGGTCTTGCGCGGCTCTTGCGAGGCGATGTCGCTATTGGCGACATAGAGCGGATCGCCGGCGCCATTGAAGGCGCTGACCAGATTGACGCCGCCGCGCATGTCGAGCGCCGGATCGCTGGACGGCGCGCTGGCGTAGGCGCCGGCGCCATAGGTCCAGCCGCCGTCGAAATTGATCCCGGCCAGCACGATATTGGTCGCCTGGGGATCATTGATCTCGACCAGATAGGTCGGCGCGGCATAGGGGCCGGCATAGGCGTCCTGGACCTTGCACTGGCCGGGCGCGGGGCAGAAATAGCCGCCGTTATTGTCCAGCAGCAGGTGGGTCGCCCGCACGGTCATCCCCACCGGCAGGGAGACGGCCAGGCCGCCCGAATGCTTGGCGGCGATGATCGCCGCGTTGGCGGCGTCGAACACGGGTTGGTCGTTGACGCCGCCCAGGGTGACGCCCAGGGCGACGGCGAAACTCTCCAGGGTGCGCACCTGGGCCACGCCCAGATTGGCCCGCATCCAGGCGTTGTTGGCGGTGACCACGGTCGGGCCGCCCTGCCAGATCAGACCCACGGCCGAGCCATTGGGCGGCGGCGCGGGCGGATAACTGTTGAAAGGCGAGGCGCCGACGCGCCCCGCGATCAGCAGACAAGCAAATGCAAGCGCAAGGCGCGCGGAGAGATTGCGGATCATGGGGTTCCCGAGGTAAACAAGCCCTACTGTGGGGCGATGAAAGCTCGACCGCCGAGGCTCTAGCGGCTTGCCCGCGACGATCCCGAGAGACACTTGGCGGCGCTACGGGGACATGACATGGACTTTGATAACAGCGTTCAGCAATGGACGGCGTACGCCTGCATCGTGGTGTTGGTGCTTGTATTGGTGATATCGCGCAATCAAAAGGCGATCCGCCGCTGGTGGGTCGGCCGCCGGGCCGCGCTGAAGGACGCGCGGCTGTTCCTGAAGCGCTATGGCCAAGACGCCCGCCAACGGATCATGACCCTGGCCGAGAGCGAACCCGATCCGCGCATGGCCAAACACCTGCGCCGCGTGCTGAGGTTCGTGCCGGATCGGCGGTGACGCTTGAAAGCCCTTCCCCCATCGAGGGGGAAGGGTTCTTTCAGGAAGATCAAGGCATTATAGCCTCACGAGCGCCCCATGGACCGTTACATCGTTCCGGCCGATGGCGTCATCCTGGCCGCGATCGACGCCAAGGCCGGACAGCTCAAGGCAGCCCGCTCGGCTCTGGTGGACATGCTGGCCAAGGCGGGGCTTTCGGCGCTGTAAGGGCCTCGCTAGGCGGCCGGCTCGCCCAAGCGGGGAAACCATTTATCCCTGAGCTTGATGCTCCACCGCTCGACGGTCGCCATCAGCCCATAGGCGACGATGATGGTGAGGGTGTATTCGGCGATGACCTGAACCGCGGGGTGGCCGGCGAGGTGGGATTTGGACAGCGCGATTTTCACGGCGTGGAGAACCGGCACATGCCAGAGATAGGCTGAGTATGAGATCTGACCGAGGAAGACTACGGCCCGACGAGATGACGGATAGCCCCCATGATCATATTCGCTTGATCTTGGTAGCCCGCCGCGCTCCCGTGACGCCCGTCTGGGCTTCCGCTATTTGCGCCATAAAACCCAAGCGCTGCACCGTTCGCCCAGTTCGTCCAGCGATATTGGAAATTGATCCACGGCTGGTTGGCTGAGATCGACAGCGCCTCGGTCACGGCTCCGAATTGTTGCTGGAGCGCGACGCTGGCGAAGCCAGCGGCAGGATTGCTCTGCATACCCATAATAAAGACATTTCCGCCCGTGGCGTTGGCCTGGGTTTGCAAAATCGTCATGTTGGATTGATAGGTGGCGAGCGTTTCTCCGGCTGTGTTCCAGTCGTTAACGGCCAAGCCATTGAAGGTGGTCGTCGGATTGGCAAAAGTAGATGTCAGGGCGGCGCCCGGGCCATAGGTTGCGATAGCAGGTTGCGCCCAAGCGACGGACGACGTTCCGCCAATCGCCATATTATATATTTCGATCTTAGGATTGTTGGTGTCTCGCTCAGCCTCACCTAAAATGTAAAACTTTCCGGTGGCGTTGGAAGAGGCGTTTATATTAAGAGCGCCGGCGGCCGTTGACGCCCAAGTAAAGGCGACCTTACATACCCCAGTTACGCCAGCCGTCGTCGTGATGACGCCGCCGGAAACGGAGCAGGGCGCGCCGGTCGTGCCGCCCACGGACGACGAGGAAGGCGCGGTTCCGGCGCGATCAATCACCAACGAAGATGCGGCCGTGCCGTTGATCAGATAGACGTCCGCCTGATTGAAAGCGTCGCCCGTAGTGAAGGTCAGTGGCGCCGGCGTCGTGTTCGCCGGAAAATTCGGTGCGAAGCCGCCGACTGCTATTTGAGACAAGAGCACGTAGCCGGTCCCAAACGAAAGCCGGCTATCAAAGGCTGTGCAGGCAGCAATTGAGACTTGGTTGTCGCACCCGAACCAACTGTCTGTATCGGTCGGAATGCCGGCGGCGTTCATGAGCGCCCCGAGTCGGACCGGCCAAGCGTAGAGTCTGTTATCAGTGCACGGTGACGCCGCGACCGAACAATGACCTTGGTCTGTGCTGTCGCCGATAATCGCCCAGCGCGCCGCAGTCTTTATTGGCCCCGTTACATTGGCGATGTCGCGAATTATTGAGTTAGCCGATTGCGGCCCCCAGTTCACGAAGCCCGGAAGCGCCTGCTGTTTTCCATACGCAGCCGTCAAAGTTGCTGCCGGATTCGCCGCGCTGATGGCCGCCGCCCCCAGCCCCCTCGCGACGGGATCAACCCCCTGAGCGAGAACGGGAGACGCGGATATCAGGGCGAGCGCCGAGGACGCCGCGAGGAGGGTGCGGATTTTCATGGGATTTTCCTGTCGGGGCGATGGCCGGGGCCTTGGCGCGGCCGGGGGTTTGGATTTCGGTCGTGAATAAGGGGGCGGAGCCGATGAGGGCGGCGCCTCAGTTTCCGGATTTGATCTGGAAACCCGGATAGGCGAAGGCGCCCGCGATCAGCACGCAATCGGCTTCGCCGACGCCAACGCCGCGCGCGATCTCATACCAGCGCTCCCGTACCGTGCGCGTCATCTCCACGATGATCGCCTCCGCGGTCTCACGGGTCAGCATGAAGCGATTGCATTGAGAGAGCGGGTTTCACGCATTGGCGAACCGCCCCTGATCGCCGATCAGCAAGGCGAGATCGCGATGATCCCGACGGACAGGCGAGGTTGGCGTCAGGTCTTATCCGCTCATCCCGGCGACCTTCGCCGGAATGAGCGGAAGAAAAATTGGAGCCCTATTCAAGCATGAGTTCTAAACGCCAGCGGCCTTGCGGAGCGCCTCGTTGACCCGGCGCCGCCAGCCCCCGGCCCGGTGGCGCGGAACCGCTCTAGAACGTCATTGTCCAGGCGCGGGGAGACCAGCGATTTGTCGGAGGTGGTTGAGCCCTTCGGCCGACCGCGCGGTTTGGCGCCGTTCGGGAACGCGGCCGCCAGTTTGGGGAAATCGGCGATCGGCCGGGCGCGGGCGAAGTCCTCTTCGGTCCACTCGGGATTGTCGATATCCGTCAGGTAAGGCTCGGGCGGCTTAGGCATGCGCTTTACTCTCAATTTCCCATGCGCTCATCCCCGCGCGGGCGGGGATCCAGATGAAACACATTGAAGTTCGTGGATGAAACTGGATCCCCGCCTTCGCGGGGATGAGCGGTTTAAAGTAGGCGGGTTATCAGTGTTTATGGCGCAAGCCTTAAATCGTAGCGACGGATAATGGCTACTGGCTGATCGAATAACTGATCGCGCCGGAGGTGAAGGTCGTGCAGTTCAGGCGGTAGCTGACGCCGGCCTGGGGCTCGACGGCGATGTCGGAGGCGTTTCCCGTATAAAGATAGACCTGGACGATGGCGCCGCCGGCGCTGACGGTCAGGGGTTGCCAGACGCCATTGATCTGGCGCTCCAGCTGGACCTGGCCGACCCAGCTTCCGGTCAGGGCGATGTCGAAGCCGCGCCCGGCCTGGGGCGTGAAGCTGGCCGAGGGGCCGGCGGCGGTGAAGACGCCGGTCAGGGGGGTCTGGCCGCTGGCCGCGGTGGTCTGGGCCAGACAGCCGGCGGCGCCGATCACGCACGGGGTGACGCCATCGGACAGCACGCCGAGAACACTGACCGCCTGGGGCGGGATTTTCGAGCCGCTGGGGCCGGTGACCTGGGGATAGGACTGGGCGTGGGCGGCGGCGGCGACAAGCGTCAGCAGCCCCGCGAGGCGGAGGGATTTGGGCATGGGGGGCTCCTGGGGGGATCACTTCCTCATTGAGTAAGGAAGGGCTCTATGGGTTGATCAACGGCTCAGCCGCGGACCACATTATGAACTGAAGAGTAGGCCTAAGCCGTTTGTGGCTTCTGAATGGTGCGATACATCGCCGTCCAGATCACACCGCCGCAATATATCAACGCGATATCCGTGGTCGGTGTGGCGGAGAAGGGAATGATCCACCACGGAAAGCTCGACAGCACCAGCGCCGCGAGAACGATCAAGGTCCCTACATTGACGGCGTCATCCAGCCACTGGCGCGCTTTGTGATCCACGCCACGCGCACGCCGGGTTAGCATCAACAGCGTCGCCACCAGAACGGCGACAATAACGATAACCGCGTCAAAATAGGTTAAGTGATTGGCGTCGTGCGAAGACAAGCGCCCGACCTAAAGCGTCTTGCTAAGCCGGATCCGCTCTTGACGAGCCACGACAAGCAAGGCGATCAGGCCCGCGCCCACCGATCCACCGCACTCGATCACATCCGCGACGGTCAGGGCCGGAATTACAGACCAGCGGTGCATGGTCGATAGCCAAGCGGCATGCGTAAGGGCGCCGAACAGGCCAGCACCCAGGAACGCACCAGCCATAAATGTCTTCAGGATTTGCATATCCGGCGCGCCAGTGGTGAACGATCCGCTAGAAGCGGATTAACAATGTATGAGGTGAAGGGCTCGTTAACAATCGTCGCTTTGACGAGTCAACCTGTTAATGTTCGCTATGATTGAATGTTCCCACCCACGCTTCGCTTGTCGATCCCTCTCCCATTTCGGGAGCAGGGAAATGCTTTAAAAACCACCCGGCTCCAGCGGCCACACCGGCGCGGTGGGGTCGGTGGTGTTGGCTGGCAGGTCCAGCAGGGCTTGGCGGTAGGTGGTCCAGGCGGCTTGGGCGGCGGGGGTCAGGGCGGTCCAGCGCGGGGGGCTGATGGTGTCCACGGTCTGGGCCAGGCGGGCGTCGCGCTGGCGGCGCAGGTCGGCCCAGGCCGCGGCCGTGGCGGCGGCGGCGCGTTCGTCGGCGGTCTTGGGCGCGAGGCGGCCGGCTGTGACGCGGTGGGTCAGGTGATAGTCGGGGCGGTGGCGCCGGACCGGAACCCAGGCGTGTTTCAGCTGGCGGATGCGGGCCTTTGACGCCGAATAGGCGCCCCAGATCTCGCCCGATTTCGCATCCTCGGCGCTGGGCCGGTAGAGCACCACATGCAGGATCATCGGAAGACCACCTGGGAGATGAAGGTGACGTTCTGGTAGCTGTCCGCCGGCTGGACCAGGCCATTGAGGGTGACGGTGTTGGAGCCGGCCGGGAGGGACACCGAGGCGATGGCGGTGAAGACGCCGATGGCCGAGGACTGGCTGTTGATCTGGTTGGTGGCGACCACCGCGCCGTTGATCTCGATCCGCAGGCCGCTGGTGTGATAGCTGGCCGAGGTGCCGGAGCCGCCGACGGTCTGGAACTGGGCCCAGACATTGATCTGACCAGCCACGGCCAGGGTGAAGGTCTCGCTGAAGATCTCCGCATAGGCGCCCGTGCCCGCCGTCGAGCCGCTGGAGACGAACTGGGACGGATCGGTGACGGCGTTCGGGGTGATTTGCAGGGTGTTGGTGGTGTTCAGGCTGGCCAGGGCGCCATAGCCGGCGGCGCCGGTGGTGACCGTGCCGATCTCGAACACCGAGGTCAGGACGCCATTGACCAGATAGGCCACGCCGACGTCATAGGCGGTCTGGGCGATGACGCTGGTGATATCGACCGTGGTGACGGTGGCGCCGTTGATCCCGTCGTCGGTCCAGGGCGTGGTTCCGTGGACGCGGTGGAAGAAGACCACTCCGGTGGCGCTGGGATTATCGCAGGCGCCGGTGATGACGATGGCCGGGACCACGATCCCGCCAGTGGAGAGGGTGGTTCCGGTGGCGGTCCAGGCGGCGGACGACGCCGGGGCCATGGCGCTGGGGCTGGGCGTGACGGTGTAGACGTTGCAGTCGGCCAGGGACTGGAGCGCGTTGCCGTAGGTGTTGAACGACTGGAATTTCACCAGCACCGTCTGGCCCTTTTGCGTCGCCAGATAGGGCAGATCGAACACCGCGTTATCCAGGCGCGTGATCGGCGCGCCGACGGCGTGGGCGGCGATGGTCGAGTTGAGCACGCCGCGGCGCATATAGCCTGACAGCGTGTAGCGGCTGGGGTTGGTCAGGGTCGCGGTGGAGAAGCTGATCAGCTCATTGTCAATCAGGCACAGGGTCGAGGAGGCGTCGGCCGCAGCGGTGGAGGCGCTGGTGAGGACGCCCCCGCTCGCGCCCAGATCGACGCCCAGGCTGTCGCTGGTGTCGGGATCGGCGGCGATCGGCAAGGCGGTGGTGGCGACGCCATAGCGGGCGGCGCCATTGATCGTCCCGACCTGCTGGTAATCGTCGCCGTCAAGGCTGGTCCAGACATTGCAGCCGCCCCAATTGGCGCCGCCGGCGACCGCGGCCCAGACCGACGACCCGGAGGTGGTCAGGGCGCTGGGCGGATTGAACAGGATCGGGCCGGCGATGGCGGCGGTGGTCGCGGCGTGGACCGGGATATCGACGCCCTGTTTGACCTGAGCGCCCCAGACGGCGAGGCCGGTGGATCCATCGCCCGCGAATGTGGCGGCGCCGGCGTCGCTGAGCACCCCGACCTGGGCGGTCAAGGCGGTGTCCTCGCCCAGAATGGCGCCGACGGCGATGCGCCAGAAGCCATTGGCCGCCGCGCTGACCGCGCCGACCACCTGCTCCGCGCCGCCGCCGGCCGTGGCCGGGGTGACGATCAGGCCGGTGGAGGCGTCCACGGTGATCGAGGCGCTGGAGGTCGGGCCCAACAGCTGGACCTGGACCAGCTTGCGCCCGGCCGGCGCGACATGGACCGCGAACATATAGGCCGCGCCCGCGAAGCCGGTGAAGGCTTGGCTGGTGGCGTGGGCCGTATCGGCCGTGGTCGCGGCCAGGGTGTCGGCGGTGCTCGATCCGTAGGGGTCGGCGGCGCCGGGCGCGACGGTCAGGCCGGCATGGGTCCAGGCGGGGTTGGTCTGGTCTTGCGACCAGAGCAGCAGATTGGCCTCCACCCCGCCGGGATCGATCTGTTGGTTGGCGACGAAGCCGGAGGCGTCCTGGTGCGCATAGATCGGCGCGTGGCTGACGCCGGCCAGGACATCCTCGGCGATGATCGACAGGATCGCGTCTTCGTCTTCGTCGATCTGAACGATACGCACAGGATAGTTGACAAGGCCAAGGGTGGCGTCATTGACCTCGATGATGTCCATCGGCTCCAGCAGGTCATAGGTCCAGGGCAAATTGAACTTGTACTGGCAGCGGATGTACAGCGTGCGTTGCAGGACCAGCTGGGCGACGTTCATCGCCACCTGGTCGTCGCAGATCGAATGCAGGCTGGTCGGGTCCTGCTTGCGGCGGCCGTATTCGTCGATATTGGCAGCGTCCTGGGCCACCTTCAGCCCGCTGTTATAGGCGTTGGAGCGGCTGAGATAGTCGATCTGGACGATGTTATAGGCGTCGGACTGGTCCTCTAGATCCACGGTGATCGGATCGTCGCCGTCGTCCTTGACCTCGTAACTGTCGTCGTCGAGGGCGTAGACGGGGATCAGGTTCGGGGTCCAGGTGACGCCGTTGCCGGTGACCTGCGTGTCGCCATAGGGGATGATTTTCAAGACGCCCTCCGACCAGACGCAGTCGGAATTGGAGGCTTGCAGGATCTCGTGCAGAAAGTCGGAGGCGGCGCGCTCGGTGTCGATCACCGGCGAGAGCAGCAGGTTGGCGGCCAGGCAGTAGTCACGATAGCTGGTCCAGTCGGCCAGGGATCCGGCGGGCCAGTTGGGCACGCCATAGCGCGGATTGGTGAACCAGTCGGTCAGGATGTCGGCCGGATTGGCGTCGGGCAGGCCGGCGACCCGGGTCAGGGTCTGGATCTCGAAACTATGGTCCGGCAGATTGGCGGAGCTGTCCAGCGCGTAGTTGGACGCATAGGCGATGACGAGGCCGGAATAGCCGATCGCCTGGGTGGGATCGTGGGTCTCCAGATAGCCCCAGACCGGCTGGCCGATCGCGCCCAGCGACACGCCGAGCCCCGCGGCCTTCAGCGTGGTCAGGGTGGTCGAGTCCTTCCAGACCGTGGTGATGGCGTTGATCGGCCCCTCGCACAGGGCCATGACAACGTCGGCGTTATAGGTGTAGCCGGTGGTGGTCGCCCCACCCTTCCCCGCCGCCGCGGCCTTGGTCGCGTGGGACTTGAAGCCGCCATACCAGACGATATTGGCCTTGGTGCGATAGGTGCCCCAGCCAAGGGGAATGACCAGGCCGAGCGCGCTGGTCTGCACCTGCAGCCCGGCATAGCGCGTTGGGGCGTTGGCGGTCTTGGTGCGTCCGCTCATGGGGGTGTCCGTGGTTTATGGGCGCCGTTGAGCGTGCTTGCGTTTGCGCAAGCGCCAGAGCGGTATGGATTCGGATTCGATCTGGAGCAAAAATTCCGCGCCTCCCGGAGAAGGCCGGGACCTAGATCGTAAAGCGCTCTTTTCGAATTTGATTCAGACTCTTACGCGTTCAGACGGAGCTCTGGCATCTGGGTCACGGCCTTCGCCGGGAAGAGCGGATTGTATGGACTCCAGTTCCTCGGGCCCGAGAGGACCATTCTCGGGTCTAGGCGCCGGTGGCCTAAATCACGGCCGAGCGTCCCACGGGTTCAAAAGGCGAACGCCAGTCGACCTGAAGTCGGGGATGTTGCGGGTCACGACCGTCAGGCCGTGGACCAGGGCTGTCGCCGCGATGAAGGCGTCGCGCTCGGACTTTGGGTCCGGCACATGCAGAGGCGCGCGGCGCAGCGCGACGACCGTGTCGATGGGCAGGGTTCGATCGGCGAATTCAGGCCGGACATGATGATCCACCCAGAGGCGCAACCTCGCGCCTTGGGCGGGGTCGCGTCGCTCGATCCTTAGAACGCCGAGTTCGATCTCCATCAGGGTCATGACGGAAATATAGCAGGTGGTGGCGTCCACGCTCGACAGCCAGGCGACCACGTTGGTGTCGGCTTTGCCATCGCCGGTCTTACGCAGCTCGGAAATGACGTTGGTGTCGAGCAGGAACACTAAGAGAAGTCAGCGGGCCGCGCTAAATCGCGCGCCGGGGGCGGATCAAACTCGATATCCGCGAGCCCAGGCATCGATAGAGCTTCCACGAGGCTACGGCGCTGGCCCACGATACGGCGATAGTCCTCAATGCTCAGCAACACATGGGCGGGCTTGCCACGGTCCGTAATGAACACCGGCCCGTCCGAGGCGGCCTTTTTGGCTCGGCTGGTGTCCTGGTTGAACTCCCGGCTAGACAGGGTGGTGATCGCCATGAACAGCCTTCTTCCCAGAGACGGACGCTGAAGTATCCACGTTTATACAATTGGGGTCAAGACTGACCTTGGTCCCCAAACACGCTGAAAAACCGCACCGCCCTGCCCGCCAGGTCGGCGTCGCGGCCCGCGTCGGCCCAGCAGACGCAGCCGTCGGGGGCGCTGGCGTGGAGGATGCGGGGCCAGGCGGTGATGATGGCGCCGTGGCTGAAGGTGCGGCCAAAGCGCCAGACGGCGAAGTCTCCTGGGCCAATTTCGGCGGGGGTGATCTCGCGGGCGAAGCGGCGGACCCAATCGAGGTAGCGTTCGGCCGAGCGGTGCAGGAACCATTGGGGCGAATAGTCGCCGGCCTCGATCCTGGGGATCAGGCCGGCGGCGGCATAGACGGCGATCGGCATCTGGGCGCAGTCGGCGCCGACGCCCTTGACACGGGCCTGGTGGTGATAGGGCGTGCCCAGCCAGGTGATCGCCTCGGCGACCACCGCCTCGCGATGCGCGGCGCTCATCCGTAGATGGTTTCTGGCGGCGGGGTGAAGGGCTGCCCGCGAAAGTGGATCAGGTTGTTGAAGCGGGCCTGGCAGGTGGCCATGGTCAGGTCGCAGCCCGCCGCGATGGTGAAGGCGTCGCCAGCCGCCGCGGCCGCCGGCAGGGGCAGGACCAGCTGGATCTGGCCCGCGGCGTTCGCATAGCTCTTGATCGTGCGGCTGATCCCGGCGTTGGCGCCGGCGGTGAAGGTGATCTGGCCTTGGGTGTAATAGGCGTCCGGCGCGGTCAGGCTGGTGGAAAAGCCGGTGGTCGAGGCCGCGCCGACAACCGCGCCCGTGGTGGTGAAGGCCGGTTTGCTGACCGTGCAGGAGACGTCATAGAGGCTGTTCAAGCACGGGGCCTGGAAGTAGTCGGTGGAGGCGCCGACATTCAGCAGGACGAGGTCCGAGCTGATCGTGACCGTGGCCTCGGTGCGGCTGATGTTCTTGATCGAGGTGACGCGACCCTGGAACTTGTTGATCGTGCCGACGATCGGCGCGCCCCAGGCGGTCATATAGGCGCGGTCGAGGCGCACGCGGGCGCCGTCGAAGCCGCTGGCGCGGATAAAGGCCAGCAAGGGCGTGCCGTTGATCAGGTCGCCCGGCCCGGCCATCAGGGTCATGTCGACGGTGGAGACCTCGGTCCCGCGCTTGGTGGTGATCTTGCCGCGGTCGATGACCGGGCCGAGCGCCCAGGTGTCCCCGTTGAACGTCAGCGCGATCTGGGCGCCGCTCCAGCGCACCACCCCGCCGCCATTGAGGGTCAGGGTCCACAGGTCGGCGAACACGAAATCAACGCCGCTGTTGAGCAGGGCCGCGGTCGCGCCCGGCTGGCCGGCGGCGTCGGTGGGGGTTTTCATGATCGGAAACTCGTGAACTTGAGGCCCTTGCCGCTCCACAGCTGGAGCGTCATCTGGGCGAAGGTCAGGTCGTCCTGGGCGAAACGGCACAGGTGGAAGAAGTAGCCGGACCAGGTCAGGACATGGCCGGCGGCGGGGGCGGCAGCGAAACTGGCGACGCCTCCGGGCTCTAGGGTCACGTTGGCGGCCGGCGCGCCGTCGTCGAAGATGGCGCAGCCGAAGGGCGCGAGCACCGGCTCGGCGAAGCTGTCCCAGGTCCGCATCAGCTGAAATTGCGTGGTCGCGCCGTCGCCGACGCCTAGGGGCGCGTTGGTCGCGGCGTGATCGGTGGGATCGAGGAACAGCCAGGGCGCGGCCTGGCCCTGGGCGGTGTTGAACATCTCCCATAGGCCAGACAGCTCGTCATCGGTGGGACGGCGGCGAAGGACCTCGTGGCTAAGCTCGAAGGTCCACAGCGGATAGGGCCAGCGCTCGGTGCGGCGTTCGCGGCCGGAGGCGGAACGCTTGACCACCGAGCCCCAGATCGGGGTCTTGGTCAGGGCGGGCGACTGGCCGGGGATCAGCGGGAACACCGCCAGGCCCTGGACTGGATTGCCGGCGGCGATCTCGGCCGGATCGGCCGGGCGCACCAGGCACAGGCTGAGGTCGAGAACGGATCCCGCGCCCGACCCCGGCGTCCCATCCAGGATGTCGCCGCCCTGCCCGTCCGTGATGACTTGGCCCGCGCCGTCGGTGATCGGGTCGCCGGGTGGGGCGAGGATATAGGCGCTGAGCACGCCGCCCACGGTGGCGGGGTTCGAGAGCTGGATCAGTTTGCGGAAG